GGAGAGAGTAGACAGTGCTGGTAATCCCTGTTAAGCTGAGCTAGCTCAGCTTAACAGGGATTACCAGCACTGTCTACTCTCTCCCCCCACGCCCTTGCGCTGCGGGGTTCAAGATTTGCAAGTTTTATTTTCGGAGCCGGAAGGCTCAGGATCTGCGGCGGGGCTTACGTTGTCTCACTTGTTTGCGCACTTCAGATTTGGCGTGCGCTTGTTCCTGTTTGTGTGGGTCTGCTTGTTCTATCGAGGCAGGTATACCCTTGGCGGTGCAGTCATCACACCATCTGCCTGGCGGTGCCATCTTAACTGTACCAATAGGACCGAGACTTGCGCCGCACTCACACAGGCTTGTTAGTACCCGTGCGCTTTTTGCTTTTGCCAACTTGGATCTCCACATCATCAGCCAAACCTGCCACTTCCAATAACTCAGTGACTCCCTTGGTCATCTCATCGAGTGTAATCACACCATCTGCCTTTGCACTATCGAACCAACGCATTGCAGTGATGCCGATCTTGAGTACATGCACTGATCTGTTTAACCATTTCATTGTGCTAATTCCTACAAAATCCCTGTGTTTTTGCTGGTATTTCCATCTGACAGATTGCCCAACACTAACTGCATAGCCTGGTCACGCTCAGTGTAACGGGCCAACATCAACTGCACTGTGGTTAGCGCATCGAGGTTTTTAATCTGCTTGCGTGTCACTCGATACACACACCAGCCCAGCAGCATTGCGCTTTGGTATTTCTCCAGGTCATTTTCAAAACCCTCCACTCTCTGATGCCTGCCGCCATCGTATGTCACGCCTTCAACCTCAACGGCGAACAACAACTCAGGCCACGCAAAGTCAAAGCGCCAGCGGCGCTCATCGTGAAAGCGGTATTCCGTTTCTGGTGTGATGTTGTGCAACCTGAACTGCACCGCCAGCTCTGCCTCAAGTGCTGAGCCTGCCTTTGGTAAATCTTCTTTTTTCATGGCGGCGATCATAGCAGCTCGATGTGACCCCAATCCATAAGCGTTTGGTCTGTCGTTTTGCCATCGCTGTCCCAATCACCACCCCAGCGCAGCTCAACTGGTCTGCCCCTGGTCGCTGCGCACGCCATGAAAATGCCAGCGATCAGCGCAAACATATGCGTGTCATTCCAATAGATCCGGCCATCAACCCACGGCGCGAAATCCAGGGCCAGTGCAGCGGGCTGTCCGTTGGCTTGTGAGTTGTGTTTTGATTGAGGAAATGGCTTTTGACTGGCTCCAGATTCGAACAGAGCATTCTGCTGTGCCTCGCCTCGATAGCCCCATACGATTGTAAAGTCTACTGGTGTTGATGTGATGGCGTGCCTGGCTATGTTGACCAGGTGCGGTGCAACTGTATCGAGCTTGCGCAATGACGCCTCACCAAAGCTGAAGGTCATGGCGTGAGTGAAATGATGTCTGAAGCTTCCCAGCCAATGAACGCCAGGAATGCGATCAACACTGCAGCGATTAGGATTCTGCCGTTGGTGCTGTTCATAAAGGTTGGCGGTGTATCCGCCAGGCCAGTGATTGCCTCAAGCGCAGCGAGCCGTTGCGCCAGCTCGCCAACCTCATCCATGCGCTGCTCGATCAGATCCAGCCGCGCCTCATTGCTGGCCTGACCTTTCTGCAGTTGCGTCTTTGCGCCATCAGGTATCTCAGTCACCTGGGCAGGAACCTGCCAAGCGTGGCCCCTATAACCGCGCTGGTGATGGTATCGAGCTGGCTACCCAACACATTGGCTGTGCCTCGCAATTCACTCAGCGCAGACTCTGGTGCGCCTAATAGCTCAACTGGTCCACCGCGTTGCTCGTTGCCCAGGAATGTCTCACCAGGTTGCTGGATCAGGTCGGACACGTTGCCACCGACCTGGCGTATGTTTTGGATTCGCTCACCAACAAACCGCTGCAGCATCGCGCTTTCTTGCTGCACCTGATTGAATCCCTGAACCAGCGCAGGGTTGACGCCAGTGAGTAATCGCAAGTCCTCTGCGCGCAGTGTCATCTGGTTGTTGAACAGGCTCTGCGTTGTCAGCAATCGCTCAAGGCTCGCGGCATCATCGCCCAGGATGAAATCTGCAACATTCAGCTCTGAACCAACCAGGCCGGTTGCAAAATTCAGCACGCCCTCATCGAGCGCGCCCAGCGTTAGCATTTCTTTGATGCCACCAACCAGTTGAGTGCGCAGTGATTGCTGGCGTCTGCCACCTGGTGCGGACGGGTCGCGGATCACACCAAACTTGGCCTCACTCACAATCAGCTCATTCAATGTGTTGGATGCCTGGCCCGTTGCAACCGCTTGCTGCTGCAGTTCGCGCCACTCAACAGAGCCAGGAGCTGCTGTGCGCACTCGCGCACCATTCAGGAGTGGATCATTGACATAGATCGCGCCCAAGTCCTGCGCTTCCTTACGCGCTCTGATGACGTTCAGATCATTGTTAATTCCAAACTGGCGCTGCTGCTCAACGAATTGTTCACGCGCCAATATGTGTGAGTCCCTGGAGTTGCCGAGCTGCGCCCACTGCAGCTCGCGTGTCAGTGTGTTTTGGTGCGCGGTCTGGTTGCGGCCCTGCACTGAGTTGAGCATCTGCACCGCTTGAGCTGGATTCGAGCGGTAAAGGTTCTGCAAGCCAGCCGCCTGCGTTGGCGTCAACATCGCGCCATTCTCACTGCCTGGCAGCGGCGGGCCAACACCATCTGGATTGTTGGTGAAAGATCCCAGCGCAGTATTGAATGCAGTTTGCTGTCTGCTGCGCTGCACCAGGCCACCGCCGATTGCACCGGCTGCGAGTAGGATCAGTGGAATAGGCATTGCGTTACCTCGTTAGAATCCAAAACCAAACTCAGATGCGTTTGTGCGGCTCGCCTGAGTGCCTAGCACTGTTGGCTGGCCCAGGATGCCCGCCAGGTTCAACAGCGGCCCAAACTCAGCCTGGAAGGGTGACAGCCCCAGGTTGAACAGCCCCTGCAACTGGCCCAGCCCCGCGCTGCCAAGTTGACCGCTAACCCGCTGCTGCTCAAGACCAACCCCGCCAAGCGCCTGAGCAGCGCCGAGCTGCTGCCCTGCCGCCACACCAGACAGTTGCCGCCTCGCAGCGATGTCTTGCCCCAGGAGCTGCGACGCCCCGCCAGCGAACGCACGTTGCGCCTCACCCGCTGCCTCACTGCTAAAAAAAGCCTGGCGATCACCACCAGTCTGCCCCTGCAGAGTGGCCTGACCGCCAAGCGTGCCGAGTGTGGACGCCAGGTTGCGCTGCACGTTCTCATCGAGCAGGTTTAGCTGGCCCTCCAGCGCCTGACCAGGTGCAAGCAGTTGCTGGATGCCAAATTGCCCCTCACCTGACGCGATGCCCGCAAGCAGATCCTGCGACTGGCTGACGCCAGGACCAAACAAACCTGACTGCTCAGCCAGCCCGCCCAGGAGCTGCTCACCAATGCCGCCCAGCCGCCCGCTGAGCTGCTGGGCAATGCCGCCAATGTTCTGGCCCTGTGTCGCAGCTAATCGCTGTGCATCGCTTCGCAGTTGGTTCAGAAACGGAACCTGCGAAGGATCAACGAACTGCTGCGAGCGTGACTTGCTCTCGCTTTTCCCGCCTGATACTGACATTAGGATCTAACCTCATATGCACCTGATCTGTTTTGAAACCGAAGTTGCGCAACTTGCGCGCCCAGCCTGGTCGCCCTGCCATCGTCACAGCGTCGCAGTTTTCCTGCTTTGCCATGCTCTGCAGCGAGTCAATCAGACAAGCCAGCCATGCGTTGGAATCCTCACCAGCGGTGCAGACAACGTGCAGGATTCTCTCATCATGTGTGTTTTTGAAAAGTTGCAAAATGGTGACTGACAGCAAGCGGTCATCATCTGCGCAAAGCAGCGTGCGCGCAAAGCCAGTTTCAATCTGGCGGCGCAAATCTTTGAGCGTGATTGAGTTGTACAAATCGAACGCGAGCGCATCAATAACGAATGGCTCCAGCTCTGCCCAAAATTCTATGGTGTCTGCGCCTGCCAATTCGGTGCAATGGATTGTCATATAACTGCCTGCGGTGCGTGTGTGTTGAACTCCCAGCGCAATTCCATCACATCATCAGGCAACGGGTTGCCATTAGTTCCCTCGAAATTGCCCACTAAAATTGCGATGTGGTTATCAAAGAAAAGCGTGGTGTCAACAACGTCATACACACCGCCCATGTTGCCGGTCTGGTTCAACAGTGAAACCTTGTCGCCTATCTCAATGGTTGACGTTTTCAAAACCTCTGCAATGTCACGCCCCTGCAGGTCGATGAAATTGACGTTTATCACGGTGAAGTCTTGGATGTTGCCTGTGTTGGCGCGCATGAATCCTGGCGCTGGCTCACCCAGCACAACGTCATCCCAAAACCAGTCTGCAATAACACCAATGATGTTGACCGCTTCCAGGCCAGCATCGAGGCGCTCATGCTCAATTCGTATTTTCTCCAGCTCGCCATCAATGTAGCGCACCAGGTCAGCGGTGTTGGCTCCGGTTGGCGGAACTGTTTTTACATATGGCATCAGAACCTGCCCTGCAATTCCACTTCAAGGTCAAACGCAGGCGAGCGCCAAGTTGCATCTGTCTCACTGCGAAATTCAACCGCCACAAAGCGCACGCTGGTTGTGAAATCCAGTGACTCAGTTATGCCAATCTCAAAGTCCTGGTAATCCTCCCAAATCACATTGGCGTTGACATGCTCCTGGCCACCAACACGCACGCGCACCACGCTACCAAATGGTCCCTCCAGCTTTGGCCAGATCCTGGTGATGAGTTTGAACTTGTCAGGCTCACCCAGGTCCAGGCCAATGCGCTGCACAATCGCTGTTGGCTCCACACCGTCAAAATCATCGCGCTGTCCTATCGCCTGAATCAGTGAGCCAGCGTCAGCAAATACTAGCTGCTCGAACGCCTCAGATATTCCGCTATCGCTCCAGTTGCTGCTGTCCTCATTCCAGGCGTGCGGGCGATCACTCCAAAGCGGATCATCTAGCCCGGTTCTAATCTTTCCCTCAACACCGTGCGGCCATGTGTTAACGCCTAGCTCCCTGAATCCCCAGGCATCATCTGCAATGGACCAGACCAACGCTTTGTCAGGGAATAGGTTGCCCTCGCTTGGCACACACACCCACACTTCCTGCTGCTCTTTATCGAGCAGCACAAATGAGTTTGCAAAATTGTCTTGGTCCAGCCCCTGAAAAATTGCCTTTCTGATTCTGCGATCAACCAGGCTGCGCGCTTCCACTCCATTGTGTATGACCAGATCGCCATCAGTGAGGACAATATGCTGCCCTCGCCACTCCACTGCGCAGCCGCGTGTCAGCATTCCCAGCGTGGAAAAAACAGGGCGTGTTTGCATGACCAGCCGCCCGCCAACAAGTTGCAGCACATACATGGCGTGTGCTTTGTAAATCATAAACTGCTCGCGCAGCGTCAGGCCGTCAACCAGGTCGCCAGGTGTGAAGCTCGCGCTTGCAGATCCAGCCAGCGACTGCGCGCCCGCTGTCCAGCTCTGAGGAATATCGTTAGGCGGCGCTGCGTCAGACCAGCGGATCAGATCGGCGTCACGGTCACTGCCGTCTGTCAGATCCATCGCTATCAGAAACTCTCGATACACCCTCATCGCGCCTGCTTTTCTGTCCAATGGCCAGTCAGGGAGTATCAGCGCAGCGGCAGCTCCTGACACATAGGATGCTGCTGGCCCTGTGAGGTTGTTCACAATCGTTATGTTGTTGATGGTGCCGCCAGTCCAGGGATTTTTTGCGCCCGCTGACGCCCATATCAGAGCGCCTGTGATGTCAGTGTGTATCGTGCCATCAGTCACAGCCAGGTTGGTGTCACCACCATAGATAAATTCCGACACACCAAATCGCTGCCCACTCGCCATGTAGCGCGGCAAAAATAACGTGTCACCAAACACGCGACCAAAGCCACGCGCTCTGCGTGGAAAGCCTTCGTTTACTTCCACGTTTTGCTGCAGCGTCCACACATCAGGGTCAGCCTGGTAAGGCGGCAGATCCACCTGCAGGTCAGTCATATTGAATGGCACTTTTTCTGGCATCAGGTCCAATCCAAAAAGTAAGTGATTCCATTGACGAAACTAGGCTGCCCCGCCAGCGTCCATTCCGCCCTGGCGTTTGTAGTAAACCCAAAGTCCTCCCTGCGCAGCGTGCGGCCATCCCAGTTGCCATCAGTCGATGTGAACTTGCAAATGTCCCAAAAAGTTGAGGGTACACTGCCCCCGGCGCTGTCGATCGCGATGACCAACGCGCCCGCAGCGTCATTTTTAAAATCGAAAATTGCGCGGCCAAAAGTATCAGGGAATCCCAGCGGGTTTATTGATCCAATTCCCAAATCAGTATCTAGGCCAGTCGTTGCCGCAGGCGTGTTAAGTCCCGCCACCATCGTATGCGTCAGAATAAATTCAAAGCTCCGCATGTTAGTTGTGCTGGTGTGCAGGATAGGCATTAGGCTACATCGCCGCCCCAGGCATTCCAAGATGTGCCAGTGTTCTGCACAAGTGTTAGGGCGCTGCCCAGGTTCAGAGTCAACGTGGCTGGCCCTGCGAAATTGCGCCGCTGAAACCCCTCATACAAAAACACCGTTTGACCTGCAGGCACGGCAATGTCTCCAACCGCAGTGGCACATATGACGTTGAAAGCAAACCCTTGAAAGGGTACTGCGAGCGTCAACGTGATGTTGTTTGTTATTTGCAGCATCTTCCCGTTATGCAGTGCCTCAAGCGTAGTGTTCCCGCTTATGATTAGTGGCGGCAGAGTGTTGTAACCAATAGGGTGCTGACCGCCGCCGATGTCACGCACTTCTGCCGAGCTGTTGCGCGTTGGATCAATCGTTGCGAAAGCTTCAGCACCATTGAAGCGCCACTTCACCCCGCCGTCACGCTCGAAAGCTCCCCAGTTTTTCGGGTTGCCGCTGTCGAAATCTATCTGCCGAATAAACACCGTGCCATCTGGCCCTGGAAACCTTTCAAAAGCCAGCCCTCCATCTGCATTGCGCATCCTAAAAATGGTGACTGCATCAGCTAGGCTGTTGTCCAGGTCAATGGTGTCACCCTTCACAAACAAGTTAACGCCATCGAGCGTCAGACCTGAAATGTTTAGCAGCGCCCTCACAATGTCATTGACCAGGAGCCGCGTTTCAGCGTCATCACCTGTGACATTGCCCTGCAGTGCATTTTTAATCCCGCGCAAATGTTGCGGACCTTCCGCCACTGGATCATCGTTAAATGGAAAGGTCGGGTCTAGCGAATCAATGTTGTCAAAATCGCCTTCTACTGGCATGGCTAAATCCCCACTGAAGCGGGCGCATTCATGCGTGCGCGGCTTTGTTGTCGGTTGATTAGTGCGATCTCATCCAGGTATGTGGTCAGCGCTACTGCTCGCTGCTTTTCATCCTGGCGGTAAACGTGCAGCTCCAGGAGAGATGCGTACAAATATAAAAACGGGTAATCCTCCAGCACCTGGTTGGTGGTGTTGACTGCATCGAGCACCGGCACTGTGTGATAGCTGAAATCATAGTTGATTGCGCGGAATGGTCGCACGGTCACAGCGCGGTTTTTGATGTTGTAAGCAAACGCTCTGTCACCCTGGTTAGGCACTAGCTGAATGCTGACCTGATCTTTTGCACGCAGCGCCTGGCGCTTGCTGTCTTGCGGCACGATGCTGCGAATGCTTCCAAAGTCTGCAGGCACTGGGAACGGATCGCCAAGCGCGGCAGCGTCCAACACTGCCAGATCCTCATTGGCTGAGCTGCGCAGATCGCGGCCAATGCGCTTGCTTGCAAAGGGTATGAAAATATCCTGCGTGCGTGATAGCAGGCTGGGCGCGTGGCCGTAGTCCACCACCAGGTCAGCCAGCTCGCTGAAGGTTTCAAAGCCTGTAATGGTCACTGTCATAAGTCTATGGTCCAGGTGCCACTGCTGACATCAGAGCCTGCAGGGTTGGTTGCTGTGATGTCGAACGCTGTAACCTCAGCGCCGGTTGGCGTGCCAGCCAGTGTCAGGCCAACAATGTTGATGCCGCTTGGCAGCACGCCTGATGTGACCGTCAGCACCACGCCTGCGGTGGTGTTGAGATTTGGCGCAAGATCCTCCACAACAGGAACGCCCACGTTGCCGTTGGCCAGCGCGCCAATCTGCACCACCCACACAGGCACAATCAGTGAGCCTGCCTTTGATGTGCGCTTAGGCACAAACACCCCTGTGTTGCCTGAGTGTGGCGACAAGGCGGTAAACGCTCGCTGGCGCGCTCTGATGAAATCACCCACGTTTTAGATTCCTATGATGCAAGCGGTAAGGTATTGACTCGCTGCTTTGGTAGAATTTTTTCCACGCTAAAAACGCGGTGTGCGCATGTGCCACTGCCAGGTCAGGATATTTTTTGAACAGAATTAGCAGATGGTTTTCAGGGATGCGCATGGCCAGTTTTGCCCACTCCAGTTTGCGGATTGAATCTGGATTTTTTCGCCGCTCACTATTCGCAGACAATATGGCAGCGTCGCCTGGCTGAACCAGGCGACGCACCAGCCGATTGCCTTCTAACTTCCAATCGGCAAACAGGACGCCATCATTCGTTGGCGGTGGTTTGAACATCAGGACCAGCCGTTTCAGTTTCGGCATCACTGCCAACCAGCTCAGCCACGCCCAAGTCAACCAACCGCTGCGCCTCATCGCGTGGCACATCTGCTGGTTGATCGTGCGTGACTTTACCAACGCTGGTGTGCAGCGCCCCTGTTTTTCTATCGAGCGTGCGCCTGATAGACAGCGTTTTTTTCTTCGCTGCCATCAGACACCCACTGGCACAGTTGGATCAACGTCTGCGATGGTTCCCAGTCCAGTCTCATTCAAGACCATCAGAGTCACATCACCACTGATCTGCCTGCGATCAGAAAGCCCAGGCTTGCCAAGCGGATCTGCACGCCACTGGTGCAGCCAGCTATGCGCCAGCAATTCCATGTCCAGGCCGTACACGTTCGCCACATCAACCGGGCCAACGTCACCGCTGTCATAAACTTGCTGAAGCCGATTTGCGACCATAGAAAGCTGGACATCAAAATCTGTAAGGAAAATATTTACAGATCCCACAGCCTCTGCTGCGCTGACCGCTGGCCCCGCCTCGCGTCGCAGTGTTGCAATGCGTGCGCTTTCCTCGAACATGAAACTAGACAGCCCACGTATCACACCAGGCACACTCATCAGCACGGTTGGATTGCCGCCCTGCAGCCAGATCGCCTCAGCCAGATCGCGCACCAGAGTTTCAGTCAGGCCGCGTGCCTCGCCCGGCGTTGGCTCAACTGTCAGTCCTGTGCCTAAGTTAAAACCACCGTCAGCCCCGCCAACGCCTCTGAAGGTGTTTGTTTCCAGCCAACTGCCCAGGCCACCAAGCCTGCCTGCAACCGTTGAGCCATCGTCAATGACGCTAGCCTGGTTCTCCAGACTGATGGCTTCCAGGTCGCGGCGAATCTCCCGCGTGCGCATCATTACCTGGTAAGAAAGGGTGTCGCTGAAGCCGATGCTATCAACGCTGCGCGCCCTGGTGCTGACCGCGATCTGTTTGGTCAGGATCTGGTGACGGTTGCCAACTCTGTCGCCAAGGTTGGTGTCATCGCCCGTTGCCTCTGCGCCATCAATGCTAAAATTCAAAACGTCAACGTCTTGCAGGGCGTCAACCGTCCACTCTCTGAACTGGTTGCCGCTGCTCTGGCTTCCAATGCGATCAGTGAACGGCAACGGTATGTTACTGATGTCGATGATCTGCGCTAAAACCGACTCGTTTATCAAACCGCCGAAAGGCTGCGCGGCCAAATTCGCGGCGTCTAAATTTTCGTCAGCCATGTTATGGCTCCCTTGTTACTATCGGATCAGAGCGGAAACCGCTGCCACCTTCTCTGCGGTGGTGCCAACTTTCGCCTGGTCAATTTGAGATTGCAGCGCCGCCTTGGGCGCTTCCTTTGCTGATCTGGCCCGCTTCTGCCGTGACTGTTTCACCACTCGTTTGCGCTGGGCGTTTGCGTCTTTGAAGCGCCCGCGCATGATGTGGAAATCATGCAACAGTTTGGTTAGTCGATGGTCCAGCACTGAGTCTAAATCTGCGCGGGTAAATCCATACTCCGCAACAGTTTCCATGATTGCATCTTGCGCCACCGCAAACACTGCTGGATCTTTCCACTCAGGTTTGATGGTGAGCAGCGCGGCGCGCTCTTTGTCTTTTGTGTCCTGCAGCTTGTTCTGCGCGAGCACAATCAACTCCTGCGGCACGTTGCCCTCTGCTGTCAGGATAGTAATTATTTCCTGCAGCTCAGCGCGTGACCGAATCATGTCATTTTCAAACTCTGTCCGCTGATCCTCAAAAGCGGTCTTTGTGTTTTGCAGTTGTGAGTAATCCTGGAAATCATCTTTGAGCTTGCCCAGCGTGGTAGCACCTAGCTCCCCGCCAAGCGGCACTTCAATGTCAAACAATTCCTCCAGGGTTAACCCTGCCTTCTCAGCCAGGTCATTCATGGCCAGTGCGATAGAGTCTCCAGGCGCTTGCCCTTCACCCGCTCCCGGTTCCATTCCCAGGCCAGCCTCACTCAGCCCGGTTGCGTCATCGTCGTCTGTGTTGTCACCCTTGTCAGGCTCGCCCGCTGGTGGCAGTGCGTCAGAATCTCCTAACTCACCCACTGCTGGTGCGTCGCCTTGTTCTACTGCTTGAGCGCGCCTGAGAATTTCGGCCACGCCATCAACGCCTCTTGGTAACTCTGGCTGCGGTTGCTCACCCTCGCCAGGTTCAGGCTGCTGCGTCTGTTGGTCCATTTCTCATTGCCTCATTGATCGTTGCTTGTAACTCAACTGTGACCGCCTTCAGCGCATCACACGTTTTGCCTATCTCCAGGCGCTCATGCTGATCGCCTGTGGATTTGAATTTATTAAATAACTTCAGCTCTGCGCGCTCGACAATTTCATCTAACAAACCAGCGTCAGCAAATGCGCGCAACAGCTCCTGGTCATGTGGCCGCAAGTTCCGCACTCTGGCGCTCCCTCCCTTCGGCCTGGTCGCTGTCGATCAGCTCAGGATCTGGCGCGGCCACTTCAGAGCCTTGCGCCTGCACCCTCAGTTCCTCAACTTCGCTGGTCAGCACTGCGTCAAAATAATCGAACCTGAGCTGCGTCAAATGCTTCACCAGGTCGGTGCGGTTGTCCCGGTCACTGATTAACACCTGAGTTGCAAACAGCCGCTCCTGCAGATCCTGTTGCTCCTGGTTGGCTTGCTGGGCCTGCTGTTGCTTCGCTTGCAGTGCTTGCTTCGCTTCCTCGCTTTTTGGATCAATCCAATACCTGCGCGGCATCATCAGCCCGCCCGCCTTTGACCAATCAATCAGCGTGGCATAGTAAGTCTGGAAGTCAGCCAGCACACCATCAAGCCCGTTGGTCATCAGCTTTTCTTGCTGCATCAGTGTTTGCTCTAACACGCCACGCTGTTGCTGGCGCTGGTGCTCACTCATGCCAGCGACAACGCGCACTTTCAACCTGGCTGGCCAGGTGCCTGGGTCAGAGCTGACAAATTGATCCTGGCCAACGTGAAAGTCCTGCGGGCCTGTGAAAAATTCGCGCAGGTTCGCGTGGATCAATTTGAATAGCTGTTTGATGAGTGTCTGACCAATGGTGTCAGCCATCAGGTTGGCCAGGGCTTCACGCGGTGTCATCAGGCGATCAACACCAAAGGCGCTTTCAGAACTAATCTGCGCCTGAGCACTGTGCATATCGAGGGAAGCGCCGCCACGCTCTGCCCTCACTTTATCCATGTACTGCAGGAAGGCTATGCTCGATGTGCCGATGTCTGTCACTGGCAGCTCGCGCACCGCGTTAACGTCATCAGCCCTGATGATGCCGCTGGCCTTCCTGGTTGTAACGTCACCCTCTGCGACAGAGCCATCTGCGATGACCAGCTCAGGGAAATTGGCTTGCTGCAAATTGTTGGTGTATTGCGTTATCGCTTTGCTCTTTACGTTTTCGATGCTTTCGATTTTGTCAAACAGTGACAAGCCAGCAAACCGATGTGGAAACAGGAAGGGCGTGCCACAAGCAAACGGCACAAAAGGGTGCGGTTCATTCAGCAACACAGTGCCGCCAGTTGCCTGGCCTGCGTACACCACTCGCCTGCGCTCAGCGATGCCATCATTATCTGCATCAACACGCATATAGATTCTGAAAACCTCAATGCGATCTAGCGAAGGGTCCGCAACGTGAAAGTGCGGGATGCTCTGGTTACGGTTGCGTGCGATGCTGCCCAGGCGTGTATCTGCATCAGTCTTTGGCAACCCTTCCACCAGCTTTTTGCTGAAGCCTTCCGCCAACAGATCGCCGCGCAATTCAAACGTGCGCTCACCAACAATGGTTGCCTCTGCCGGATTGATAGAAGTCCATTCCCTATCAATGATGAAATTGACCGGATCAACTGACCGAATTTCCAGCCGCCTGAATGTCGTTGTCCTGGTCAGCCTCACATCAATCAGGTTGGCCTCTGGAAACTCATCACTGCGGTCAGCTTCGCTGATGCTTGTTATGACAATTTCCTGCAGCGGCGCTGTTGGCTGCTGCACCTGGGCCAGCTCCAGGTCGCTGAGGTTTTCATACTGCTCCAGGTTTACGTCAACCTGCTCCTGCACATAGCAAAGCAGAATTGCAGTGCGCAGTAACAAGGCGTCGCGCACAGCGGCCTGCAGTTCAATTTCGCCATCGTTAAAATCGAACAACACCTGGTTGCATATTTGCGACTCCAGGCGGGCCTGTTCTACGTCATCTTTTCCGTTGCCCTCAAAAATCGCAATCTCTGACGATTTGAAAGCGGGCATAATCTGCGCGGTCACAGCTTCCACCATGTCAGCCACATCGTGGCTGCGCTCATCTGCGTCACCTGGTATGGATTTGCCCTGCAACCTTCCCAGGTAGGAATTGAGCGCCGCTTGCTGGTTCTCCTGCACTTCTGAGTTGTCAAAAAAATCAGAGCTGGTGATGGCCTGCTCAACAACCGTGCGAAATTCGTTAGCGGTCAGCTTGCGCCTGCGTGCCACTATGCAGCCCTCCCAGGATAGACCAGCGGTTTAGACCAATCAGTTTTGCGCGGGTTGAACTGCGCAGCGAACGTGCCAACGGAGCCAGCGAAATCGCCGGTCCAATCATCGTGCGGTTTTTCAGAGTACACCTGGCGAACGCTGTCATATTCCGCGTGCCACTGCATAAGCGCCTCGCCTAGATCCTCGCACCGCTCCAGGTCAATGCTGGTCCTGGTTAACAGGTCTTTGCACGCATAAACGGAATCCATCAGCGGCAGCTCTGGCGCAAGCTTAAACTTCAGACCGTGGCCACGCGCCTGGCTGACGCGGCTGGCGTAGTGGTCAACGTGCGCACGCTTGGGCGCGTAGTGGTGCGCGATTTTATAGGGGCGTTTGTCCAGCTCTGCGCACAGCTCTGGAATGCTTGTTTGTGTTTGCCATAACGAGTCAACGCACCGCACGTTGTCACCATCGTTTTGCCACATGGTCAGCACAACGCTGTCAGTTTTTGCAAGATACCAGGCACAGGTCACTGGCAACCCTTCCACCAGGTCAACCTTGCCAAGCCTGCCATCATCCTCCATTGCATTCATGGCGTTTGCAAAGTACGCGCCTCGATGCGCCACGTTGAAATCACACAGATACTCCTGCGCATATTCCCATTTGGTCAGGCTCTGCTGCAGCTCCAGCTTTTCAGCGTCAGAGTACAGGCCGGTTTGGTCAATGGTGTATAACCAGCTCGCCCACGTAGTGGCCTCTGGATCTAGCCCGCGATTGTACAAACGATACTGCCAACCCTTCCCTGCAGGCGTGCCTGTGAACATTGCGCGCCCTGGTGTGCGGCCTGGTGTGCTGAGCGCGGGCAGGAATACCTCAGAGAATAACGAAGGCGGCAGCAGCGGAGTTTCATCAAACACGCACGCATCAGCATAGATGCCTCGATGCCGCTGAAAATTAACTGCGCTCAGGAGCTGCAGCTTGGCGCTGTTCCAGGGAAAGGAAATGCTCAGCTCCCACTCATTGCATTTGATGCCAGGAATGTGCCGCGTCATATCGAGGCAGAATTGCCAGGCGATATTTTTGGCGGCTTTGTACGTTGGCGCAATGAAGTAACAGCGCGGGTTGTCATCTGTGCAGGTTTCGGCCACTTCCACCAGCCAATCAACGGCCATCATCGTCTTGCCAAATCGCCTGTGCAGCACAGCGTTTTTGAAGCGGGCTGAATCATCCCTGATGACTTGCTGGAGTGGTCGCAGCTTGAGCTGCGTGTCAGCGCGTGGCGGTGGCTGGTGTGGCTGCTCTTTGCCGGTGGAACGCTTGCGGCGCTTGATGGTCGTTGGCTCGCCATAACTGAGGGCTGCGGAATCATCCCAGGGATCTGGGTCTATATCGTGCGCTGCCTCATCTGCACCAAAGCGCATTGCGCTGGTTCTCTCACATTTCCCTTAGCCGCGCATAGTGCGCCCTGTTGCGGCCTGCAGTCAATGGCCAGCGGTTGCGTTACACCAGAGGTTCCGTTACACTGCCCTTGCTCGATTCACACACAGCACGGAGTGCAAAAAAATGGTTTTTTCAAACAAAGAAATTGAGATGAAAAACAGCGCATTAGACGGGCCAATCCTGGCTCGCCTCGATGTTGCTGACATGACCCTGATCGTTGGCAAAGAGAGCAACGGGCTGTATGCCTGCTGGTCAATCAACACGTTTGATGCCTGCTCGCATCACGGCCATTACATGATCGAGGATTTTGAAACCGCAGTGCGGGCCATGATCGAACGTGCGGGTTTTGTCCTGATAGGTGTGGAGGCGTGAGCGCGGCACAGAGGCTGACCAGCCACTACCTGGACCTGCAGCGCATATGCCAGTTTGAGCTGATGAGTGGTGATGTTGACTGCGAGCAGTTTGCGGCAACCGTGGCAGCGTCTGAAGTGGCGCTGCATTACCTCTCAGAGCACACCAGCTACTCAGAGTTTTCTGCAGCCCTGGAGCAAGGGCGAGTGGTGCAGGACATAGTGCGCAAAACGCTAGACCTCACCAGATGAAAGATGCGCAAAACCGCACGATAACCAAGCACCGCTGCCTGCATTGCAGGGAGCGGTTTACCAGCCTCAAAAGGGCGAAATTCTGCTCAACAAAATGTCGCGTCGCGGCACACAGAGCAGCCAAAAAACAAGCAACCAAACGGAGTGCTAAAAATGGACGTAAAACTACAAATTAAAAACGTGACTCACATCGAGCTTGAGCCTATCTGGAGCGATGGTGACTACCTGGAAAACCTCAGCCTGACTGTTGTGGATTCTCTCAACGATGAGGTTAGGCTGCGGCTGATCCCAGTGGCTGATAAAAAAATAGACCTGATGTTTGCTGATCCGCCTGAAGGTCTGGATGGTCTTGCTAGTCGCGGGTTTGAGGAAGTCACACCGACAAAAACCGCACTGATGTATGCCCGCGATTCATTCATCAAGCACCAGGTCAACGCCTTGGCTGACTTCATGCGCGAGCAGGTGCAGCTTGAGTCAGAGCCTCCTGGTGTTTATGACTTTGAGGATGAGCTGGTTGAAGTGATGGATGGTCTGCGGGATGCAATCGCCATTGATCTAAACGTGGCGCTGAACCAACAGGAGCTGGAGCTATGAGCGAGCGTGAATTAAAGCGACAACTGGACCTGCTGTTTGAGGCAGATCGCGTGATGCTGGACCGCGTGACAAGGTTGGCCACTGAGTGCCTGGTGCTGCAGGACCGCATCAAGCAGCTTGAGGATGACGCCAACGACGATTTCAAATACTCATTTTATGAGGGCGTCATCGAGGCGGGCGATAACTGGCAGGTTTACGTGACTGAGCCAGATGGCGAGCGTGAGAAGTTGTCGCCCAGGTTTGACCTGGGCCACCATTCTCCCGATGGCTTTAGCTGGGGCTATCCTGGCTCTGGCCCTTCGCAGCTCGCCATTGGATTGCTGGCGCATCACTTTGAGGATGCGAACGTGGGCCGCGATGTTATTGCAGCCAGGGTTCACAAGCTGTCCAACCGCTTTATGAATGAGCGCATCTGCAAGCTGACGCAAGGCGCTAACTGGGCCTGCACCAGCGTTGACATTGATGATTGGCTCACTGACATAGGGGAGCTGTAATGGACATCTTGTTATTGATCCTGGTTATCGTGTTCCTGGCGGTTGCTGCGTTTGTGCCTTCTGGCTTCAGGTTTCGCACGCTGTGTGCTGGCGCGTTAGCTTTCCTGGTGCTGTTCCTGCTGGGCGGCTGCGTCACAATGGATTACCTTGCGGCGCAGTGCAGCCAGGCAGGGTTTCATCCAGGGACGCCCGCGCACGCAGAGTGCGTGAAGGGATTGGCGCAGGCACATATCCTGGCTGGTGGTGCGGTGTTATGAAACACGGTATCAAGCTACTCACCTGTGCGCTTTACTGCTGGACCGCCTTTGTGTGCGTCTACATGGTAGCGCTTTCAATCAACCCGCTCGCCATACTGTCGAACATAGGTGCGCTGTGAGGCGGCGCATGTTGACCGTGGCCTGGATTGTTGAGCTACAGGTGGAGGGCGATATGGACTAAAACAAGCTGTCCTGATTGGAGGAAGCCCGCGCAAGCGGGCTTTTTTTTGCGTGTTGCTCCTGTCGATCTGCCTGGCCCTCTGGCCTGTGCAGCGGTGCATACACTGCGCCGCACGCCTTGCACACCTGGTAGGGCATGAGCTGCGCCAGGCGCTCAGTCATTCCACCGCCGCACTTACATTCCAATGGTTCGCGCTCCCTCAGTTGTTGCACCTGGTTGCCTCACTCCGCTTGCAGGTTTTTTTCTTTGACATACTTCCAGTGAAAGCGCAGTATTTTTGGTCATTTGATCTGCCTGATTCGGCACTGCCTTCTTTCTTCTCTCTCTCTCTCTCCCTCCCCGCCCTTTCCCTAGATCACCATTGCATGCAAAGGCGAGAGCCGGTTCCCAGGTATGGGGCCAGCGGGCCAAAGCCCGCTGGACGGTCGGCTTGCCAAACTGCGTGTGAATGTGTGTTAGACTTCATCCACGCGCAGTTTGACTTAGCACTCCAACTGTGAACCTGGGGCCGGTTAGATGCAATATCTGACCGGCCCCTTTCTTTTGGACTCTGTGAAAGATTTGACCAAGTACACTTATGGGCAAGCGCACCGAACAGCACCTGCAGGACATGGCACGCTACAACGCTGCACCAGAGTCTATCCAGGTGGCCACCGCCAAACGCGAGGCACGCATCAGACAAGAGCAGCGCCTGGCACCACCGCCAACACAGCCCCGCACAGAGACAGATGACCAGGCGCACGCCCAGGCCATCAAGAAACTGCGAGAAATGGGGCTTCGAGGGTCTAGCTGACGCACCGCCACAAGCCCTGTACTGCCCCAGGCTCCCTCTACGCCATACCCCTGGCTTTGCTATCTGTTCCCAGGAAGCCGCTCACAGAGAGGCAGGCGCAGCCAGGCGTCCAAAGGTATGATGTAAAGAAACCGCCTTTGTTCCGGCATTCCTCAGTAGAAACAAGCACTTAACCCTCTTTTCACTAACAAGTTGACTCTGCACACCAAAGGTGCTAGCTGAGCTGCCTGTTGACAAGTGTGAGAGAAAGGTATAGGGCGCAATGCCATGTGGAGGGCCATGTTAGTGGTGCATAGACCTGTCACAAACAACCAGACCGACACAAAACACAAACACAGACACACACACATTCCAGTGGAG